GCCTCGCAAAATAATTATGGAAAGATTTAGACAGATATTCACAGGATTAATGCGAGCACATGGTTGCACCTATGTGGACAAGAAGGGTGCCGATGGACTTAAAGTAAAAGGTAAATCGTTTGTAAAACGAGAACCAGTTACGGAAGAGCTTTGGCAAAAACACTTAAATGGTATTGAACCTAGTCTTGGTATTATACCAATCAATGAAGATAACAAATGTAGATGGGGATGTATTGACGTAGACAAATACACTCTTGACCATAAAGAAATAATTAGAAAGATAAACACATACAAGCTACCACTAATGACTTGTAGATCTAAAAGTGGTGGTGCACATATATTTTTATTTACTACAGATTTTGTACCTGCAAAACTGATGCGAGATAAACTTATGTCTGTTAGTGCTATACTTGGGTTTGGTAATGCTGAGGTATTTCCGAAACAAATTGAATTAAAATCGCAAGATGATACAGGAAATTTCTTAAACTTACCATACTTTAATTTTAAAAATACAACAAGATATGCCTATGATTCTAAGGGTAACGCTGTTACACTGTCAGATTTTTTACAAAACTTAATACAGATATCCCCACAACAACTACAAGATTTAAAAATACAAAGACCACCATCAGAGTTTGACGATGGCCCACCTTGTTTAGAGTCACTAACAAGAGAGAAACTTACAGATGGTAGAGACAGAGTGCTGTTTCAATATATGGTGTATGCAAAGAAAAAATGGCCAGAAGAATGGCGTAATAAACTTAGCACCTTCAATCATAGATATTTTTCTACACCACTTACAGATGACATTATAGAGAGAAAAAAGAAAGATAATAAAGATTATGGTTTTAAATGTAACGAAGAACCAATGTGTAATCATTGTGATAAACAATTATGTAAAACTAGAAAGTTTGGTATTGGCACACAGCTATTGTTTCCACAACTATCAGACTTACAAATTGTAAAACTAGACCCACCACTATACAGACTTAATGTAGATGGCGAGAGAGTAGAAATAAAAGCAGAAGAACTACAAGAACAAAGATTATTTATACGAGCGTGTATGAATCAAATACACAAGTATCCACCAAAACTAAAACCAAAAGATTATGACATTATGGTTACATCTTTGATGGCTAATCCAGAACTTGTAGAGGCACCAGAAGGTGCATCTAAAAAAGATCAGCTATCACAACACCTTGAAAACTATTGCACAAGTAGAACTGCAGAAGGTGCAACAAAAGAGGACATGGAGTCTGGCAACGTATGGAACAAGGGTGGTTATCATCACTTTATCTTTGGTGAATTTTATCACAAGTTTTTACACAGACACAAATGGTCAGAGAAGTATGATGTAACAAACTTTTTACTTACAGAACATTGTAGTTGTGAAGTTGTAAGAATGACAATCGGAAAGAAAAAATTATCTATTATAAAAGTACAAGAGTTTGAAAAACAAAACATAAAAATAAAAGATACAGTATTTAAAAAGGAGGATGCGTTTTGAAAACTATTGTTCTTGGACCACCTGGTACAGGTAAGACAACTACACTGCTTAACGAAGTAGACAAATATTTAAAACAAACCGATCCTGATAAGATTGGTTATTTTTCTTTTACACAGAAAGCCGCGTACGAGGCTAGAGACAGAGCCATGTTAAAATTTAATCTGTCAGAAGATGACTTACCATACTTTAGAACACTACACTCATTAGCTTTTAGAAGATTGGGTATAAAGAAAGATGAAGTTATGCAGCGTAGACACTACGAAGATCTAGGTAAGAAGATGGGATTGATAGTAGACTACCACGAATATGATAACGAACACTCAGGATTATTTACAACAAAAAGTGATTTACTACGTATAGTGCAGATAGCTAAGTTACGAGGCATAACACCAGAACAACAATACAATTTAAAAGAACACACACAAGACATAACTGTTAAACAACTAAAACAATTTGTACACGATTTAGATCAATACAAGAAGGATTATAACTTAATTGATTTTACAGACATGATTACAGAATTTGTTAAATCAGATCGTTCACCACGATTTGATGTAGTATTTATAGATGAAGCACAGGACCTATCACAATCACAATGGAATATGGCAAAATCTATTTGGAATAAAACACAAGATACATTCATAGCAGGGGATGATGATCAAGCTATATTTAGATGGGCAGGAGCAGATGTAGATAGTTTTATAACTCAAACAGGTAAGGTGATGAAACTTGCACAGTCATACCGAATACCGCAGGTGGTGCACGATATTGCCATGAAGATTGTAGGAAAAATAAAAAACAGATTACCAAAAGAATGGCAACCAAAACTGCAAAAAGGTTTACTCTCATATTATGATGACTTTGAACAAGTTAACATGAAAAATGGTAATTGGCTAGTGTTAGCCAGGACTAAATTTATGTTAAATGACTTAGAAGATACTCTTTACTCACAAGGGTTGTATTATCAGAACAAATTTAAAACAAATAAAGAACAAGATTTGTACAATGCTATAAATGATTGGGAAAATCTGCGTAAAGGTGTGGATATAAGTTACGATCAAATTAATAGAATTTCTTCTTACATGTCAGAAAAACATTTTGAAAAAAATTGTTTGAAGTACATGGACAAAGACGCAAAACACACAATGCAATCTTTGCGAGAAAGAATGTGGTTGAAAACAGATGACGTATGGTATAATGCTTTTGATAATGCACCACAGAAGAAAGTTAGATATATAAGAAGGATGAGAGAAAACGGTGAGAAGTTAAACTCTAATCCAAGAATTACTCTGTCTACAATACACGGAGTCAAAGGTGGTGAACAAGATAACGTAGTTCTCTTGACTGACCTATCTAGAAACACACAAAGAAACTACGAACAAAATCCTGATGATGAAAACAGATTATTCTATGTCGGTGCGACTAGAACAAGAAATCATTTACACATCATTAGACCAAAAGATATTTATAAAGGATATAAAATATGAAAACAGAGGAAGCTTTACAACTAGCTAAAGAATTAATTGAAGGGCCTAGAGCAAAAACCTACGGCAATAAAATACAGAATCATTGCAACATAGCAAAGATGTGGACAGCATATTTAGACAAAGAAATTACAGCACACGACGCAGCTGTTATGATGGCTTTATTAAAAATAGCTAGAACAAAATTTGGTGCTCCAACAGCAGACACATATGTAGATGCAGCAGCATACATGGCAATAGCAGGAGAGTGTAAGCATGAAGACGATATTTAAACCACAAACAGAGTGGATACCACCAACAGACTTTCCTGATTTAAGAAAGTATGATGAGATTGCAATAGACTTAGAAACAAAAGATCCAAACCTAAACGAAAGAATGGGCTCTGGTTCTGTTGTTGGCGTTGGTGATGTGGTTGGTATATCTTTAGCCACACACGACTGGTGTGCATACTATCCTATAGCACACGAAGGTGGCGGTAATATGGATCGTAAGATGGTTTTAAACTGGTTTCAAGATCAGATGCGATCAAACTCTACAAAGATATTTCACAATGCAATGTATGACGTGTGTTGGTTAAGATCATTAGGAATACAAGTACAAGGTCAAATTGTAGATACAATGATAGCTGCATCTCTTATAGATGAAAATAGATACAGGTATGATTTAAATGGTATATCAAGAGATTATCTTGGTAAGGGTAAAGATGAATCTGCACTATACGAAGCTGCAAAGTCTTGGGGTGTAGATCCAAAAGCAGAAATGTATAAGCTTCCTGCTATGTACGTTGGATCTTACGCAGAGCGTGACGCCCAACTTACATTTGAGCTTTGGCAGGAGTTTAAAAAAGAAATAATGCACCAAGATATTGAAGACATATTTAATATGGAAACTAAACTGTTTCCTGTTCTTGTTGATATGAGATTCTTGGGCGTTCGTGTAAATCAAGAAAGAGCGGCCATTGAAAAACAAAGAATGGTTGAAGAAGAAAAAAGATTATTAGGTGGTGTATATGCAGAAACAGGACAAGAAGTACAGATATGGGCTGCAAGATCTATTGCAAAAGTATTTGATAAACTTGGTCTGCCGTACGATAGAACAGCAAAGACACAAGCACCTAGCTTTACTAAAAACTTTTTATCTAATCACCCACATAAGATTGTACAAGCTATTGCAAAAGCAAGAGAAATAAACAAGGCACACACTACATTTATAGATACAATACTTAAATATTCACATAA